TACCCGAAGTGGCCGGAGGCGCTGTGGTCATTTTACCCCAGTTTACCTTCTTAGACTCGTCGAGGCACAGCTCGGAGTACAGACGCCACCAGCGTTGGTAGTGCTTATCGATGCGCTGTCCGCCGATCGAAAGCTCAACGTCCTTAATGGCGCGCTCGGCCACCCAGCAGGTGTCGTTACCCGAACCATCCGCGCGCGACTGAAGACTGCCGGACTTGGTGGTAAGCTCGACATACATCTCACCGATAAGATCACCGTTGCGGGCAACTGTCACCGACACGCGACCATCGTTGCCGGCGCTCCCGTTGATGGTCTGCTCGATGTTCTCCATCGCGAAGTTCGTGTGGCGCTTGTAGACAGCCTGGAAGAAAGTAACTTTGGGGTTGCCGGTGAGGAACACATCCTGGGCACCGTACGCGACTAACTGCATAAGACCGCCAGCCATTGTTGTTTAATATACACCAAGATTTTTTTTTGGCAAATTTTACAGAAATTAAACGCTGTAAAATTTGGGGTTTTGTAGGGGTATATCTGACGTAAATAAAGTAATCTAATTAGAGAATGCGAGCCCACCCATGCCCGACTGGACGCGGAGCACGTTGTAGTTTACGGCGAACATGCTGAGCACGTTATTAAAGGGGGCATCTTTGAGTGTAATAGAAGCCTGTGCATTGTCGATGCGCGAGAAATTGCATGTGCCCGTCGGCTGGTGTTCCTCTGGTTTGAGCGCGAACGAGTATGAATACACACCAGCCTGCGGGGAACCCGAGTGGTGATAGAAGGGCTGAACCTGGTTGAAGTACTTACCATCCTGAGCCTTGAAGCGATCCTGGCCGTTAAGAATGAGACTGAAGCGGTCAAGGGGGCCACTCGCTTCCTCTGTGGCATCCAGCGCGCTTATGGCGATTCCCGGGCATCCACAGGAGCCCATAAGTCTATCATCGGTCCCAGCAGTGTTAAGAAGAATGGGATTAGAACCAAGGTCCCACACGTTGGAAGTTGAAACCGTGTTTGCGAAGCACCACACAAGCTCCTTAACTGGGTGGTTGTATGTAAGACGAACGTGGGTGCTGCTGTTGTTGGCAATCGTCGTCTCGCCAGTGTGCTGAACCTGCTCAATCAGGTACTCGTGGGTGCCCTGGGCAAAGCGCCGGCGCTCCTCGGTGTCTAGGTACACGTAGTTACCCCACACTTTGGGGGTGGTATGGTCTGTAACAGTCTCAAATTCAGATGACAGGTCGATGTCAAGACGCACTTCGTGGTACTGGAGGGCGATAAGAGGCAGGTAGAGTCCCGGGTTGCGGTTGAAGAAGAACAGTAATGGGAGGTAAACCGTACCTTTCGAAAATGACAGAGGTTGGGTCGTCATCTTGCCATAATTGATCTTGTGGGAATGGTCAAAGCACAGCTCGGAATACAGACGCCACCAGCGCTGGTAATGTTTATCGACACGCTGTCCACCGATGGACAGTTCAATATCTTTCACAACGCGTTCCGCCACAAATGACTGATTAATTAAAGAGATGTTGCTAACAGCCGTAATATACATCTCACCGATAAGATCGCCGTTACGAGCAATGGTCACCGAGAGGCGACCGCCGTCAACAGCCGACCCGTTGACGGTCTGTTCGATACACTCCATGGCGAAGTTCGTGTGACGCTTGTAGACAGCCTGGAAGAAAGTAACCTTGGGGTTTCCGGTAAGGTACACGTCCTGCGCGCCGTATGCGACTAACTGCATAAGACCGCCAGCCATTATTGTTTAGTATACTCGTAGAAAAAAATTGCGTAACATTTCACATATTTTTTTACACTTTATAGGTATTAACCATGACACCAAAGAAAGCGTTCGTTGACCCCGAACCGTCTCCTGAGTTCGAGGACGAGTTTGATATGGAGGAAGAAGAGGAGGACGAAGAGGGGGATTATATGGGTGGGATGGATGTCGGATCCATGATGGAATCTTTATTCACCACAGACGAGGGTGACAATGTTTGCACTGCTCTTGTGAGTATCAATCAGAATTTAGAGACTCTGGCCAAGCTTGCTGATACACAGAATAAGATACTGGTAAAACTGCTTTCTCATCTAACGAAAAACAGTTAAAAAATTATCTCGTATTATAAATAACCTGAAGAACAATGGGCGACATCCATTACATTGACCAAAATGAAGATCATACGGCTGCTCAACTGGAGTTACTGAAGTCACAAGTGCAGAGTATTTCTGACGAAACTCAACTTCTGACTTACATCACCCAGTTGGAGAACCACTGGTCTCTGGGTAACCGCGGTGACCCGTGTGTCGCCCTTACGAATTGCTTCCGAGTGTTTTACTCTGCTGAACAGCTGAACACAGATGGATTCCCGGCTGATCTCGATATGGAAGGTCTGGTTGGGAAACACACGCGCAAGCGAGAGGCTCTTGGAGAGCTTTGGAACAAATCGAAATCACTCGGGCTTGCTACCAACGAGACTACTGATGTAAACGGAAACAGTTTTGAGCTCAACCAGCGAATCTGGCGTTTGATTCGCCTCGAGAGGAACTACTTCCAGCAAGTTATGAACTACGGTGAGATTGATGATGCCATCAATCGACCTACTGTGGTGCCACTTAACCCAGATGCCGATCTTACTGAAAATACTATGGAAGATCGTTCCCCTTATCAAAATCTCCTCCTGGATCTTTTGGACGAACTGTACGAAAAGAAATTCCGACGATACAAGGGGCAGTGTTGTAGCCAAATCCAGACGCCGTTGGGGCACAACACTCGGGCCTGGAAACCTGTCATGTCCATACAGGATTTCGTATATCACACTTCTCAAAAAGAATACAACCCTAACATGTGGTTGAATCTCACCTCAAAGAGTGGAAATGCTCGAGATTCTGCCAAGTATCTTTCAGATTGTAAGGATATGCAGTTTCCCGACATCAAAAAGAACCGACACGTGTGGGCGTTCAACAATGGGATATTTGTTGGAAAGTGTTGGATTCCTGAAAAGGGTCAGTATGTGTCTCAGTTTTACTCGTACGACAGCAAGGAATTCAATTACCTTGATCAGACTATAGTAGCTTCAAAGTATTTTGATAAGCAGTATGCTCCGTATGATCACATCGAAAACTGGTACGATATCCCAACACCTCACTTCCAGCGTGTTCTGGACTACCAACAGTTTCCTGATGAAGTGTGTAAGTGGATGTATGTAATGGGTGGTCGGTTATGTTTTGATGTGGGTGACGTTGATTCTTGGCAGGTGATCCCGTTCCTCAAGGGAATTGCTCGATCTGGCAAGTCGACGCTGATTACAAAAGTATTCAGGCGGTTTTACGAATCTGAGGACGTTCGCACACTTTCTAATAACATTGAGCGGAAGTTTGGACTTTCATCTATCTATGACGGCTTCATGTTCATTGCGCCCGAGGTGAAGGGTGATCTCTGTCTGGAACAGGCTGAGTTTCAGTCTCTGGTATCGGGCGAGGATGTCTCAATTGCTCGCAAGTACGAGAATGCCAAGTCTGTCGAGTGGAAAGCGCCCGGTATTCTAGGGGGCAACGAGATTCCAAACTGGAAAGATAACTCCGGTTCGGTTCTGCGTCGTATCCTGCCTTGGAACTTTGGAAAGCAAGTTATGGAAGCCGACCCTCATCTCGATCAGAAACTAGAGGAAGAACTTCCTATAATCCTTCAAAAATGTGTACGAGGCTATCTGGAATATGCTCAAAAGTATTCAAACCAGGACATCTGGAATGTGGTTCCAAAGTATTTCAAAACGGTTCAGAACCAGGTGGCGATGGTTACCAACAGTCTCCAGAACTTCTTGGCTTCCGAAAAGATACAGTACAGCGAAGAGTTATTCTGTCCTCAGAAGGTGTTTGTTCAGTTGTTCAACCAGCACTGCCAAGAAAACAACCTCGGGAAGCCAAAGTTCAACCCGGACTTTTACGCTGGCCCTTTCAGCTCGCGGTCGATCGAGGTCCGCACAGAGGCCAGGACCTACAAGGGGCGGGCATACCCCGCACAGCCCATGATTTTCGGCGTGGATGTGGTCGAGGACACTTTACAGTTTGGCGACGATCATTAAAAAAATATATTTAAACATTAATAATGAACTTGGGAGAAGATGAGGAGGAACTGCGCCCTATACTGAGGGCGTATGCTATTGCTACGAGCGGTGATATCCAGCTGCCCACCAGAACGTACTTGGATGAAATAGTTGCTATTTCGGATTTAAGTTTAAGAGAGGCTCGCGCGCTCGCGGAAGAATTCAAACGCAGAGAGTTTAAACCGGAAAATTTCCAGTTGCGACAATCTGAAACTCTTTATCTGGGAATGTATAACGCCACTTTAGACACTGGCAAAACTGTTGACTTGGGTAAAATTAGAGATTTTGTGAAAGGGACTGGATTTTCACAACAAGATGTAAACGGTGTGACATTCAAGGCTCTCAAGATGTCCACGCGTTATGGTAAATTCAAGAAGGCTTATGAGTACAACAAAGAGTACGGCGGTCGTCAAATTGCGAACATCCCCGACGAGAGGCTATCGTCTGTCGAGTTTATTGTCAAGGTAAAGAAAGGCACCAAGGTGCAAGGCGCCAGTTTCAACATCTTCAACACCGGACGGGTTAGATTTTCGGGTGGGTACGTAGAGGGGTCTGCAAGCGAACCCACATCCCTTGTGCGTTATATCGAAAACGTGACCGGTCTTAAAATGTCTACTAAACCAATTAAGATTAACAACATAACGTCCGAAATAAAGATTGGTGCATCTATAGATATTGCACAGTTGTATGCGTTGCTGAATGTGAGTAGAGAGATTGCGAAATTTAAAAATTACCCCATTTCGGCAACCTACGAGCCGGCGAGAGACGTCTTTTTGGCTAAAAAGAAAAAAGACAGTCCATTTCTTTACGTAACGTTCGGTAAAGAATTCACAATACTACTCACCGCGAAAGGTTCTTTAATTATTGAAGGTAAAGAATCACCAACCAAGAGACTTCCGGTGATTAGAGATTTTATTTCCTTTTTAAAGACAGCTGGAATACTTCGCCAAACGAATAGCCCTGTTCGCGTGGTTCACAGACCGAGCAAGATTGCTCGCAGAGCCGACAACAAGCCAGCCCCCGAAATCACCCGCCGAGGGACCACGTGCCCCAAAGAGGCCAGACCGGTGCCCTACAGCTTTCAGGGTGCGTGCCCGCAGGGGCGTGATTACTACGTTCGCCCAAACCCACAGGGACAGCCGTGTTGTTACCGGATCCCGAAACGCCCAGAGTATCTGAGAAACAAGGTGGAAGAGAGGTACCAGCGTGCGAACGTGAAAGTGCCAAACAGTGTGAGATCTATATTTGGCATAGGGTTAGATACGAACGCCAAACAGGTCAACGTCGGGAAGAAGGCTCCCGATAATATGAGATTCGAAATGAACAAAAAGCTGGGATTCAAAATCGGATCCAGACAATGCTACCGTTTTTCCAAGGTGTCGCTGGTTGATATAGCAATACGTCTGGGTATAATACTTCCCAAGAAGGTGACAAAACCGATATTATGCGATTTAATAGCAAAACACGTTGAAAACAAAGGGCTGGGTACCAACGTAGCAAACGCTGGTAAGGCTTTACCTATAAAGGGCAGAGATACAAAACTCCGGTTAGGGGGGAGGTTGTGTGAATCGTATAAACGGTCTACGATAGTGAAATACGCAAAAGAGATGGGTGTCCGGGGAGAGATATTGGAGTCTGGCACCAAGAAGGACATGTGTATGGCCATACAGGACCGTTCGAACGTCATCAACCACAAGAATGAAAATAACGCAAATTTCAATTACTTTATTAACCTCGCGAAAAGGGTTAAAAACAACAACCGTTAAATCAATAGTTATGAAAGAGATACTTGATCGACTGGAAATTGGTCGAACTCGATATGGTCACGGTGTTCGCGTGGACGATGACACAAGGATGTGGGGCACAAAGAAAAATTCTTGGATGGAAATGGCCAGGGAGGAGTTTTTGGACGCCGTAATTTACGTGATAGCCGACTACATAAGGTGTCACCGTGGTCCGCATTTGGGTGATATGGGTAAGATGGAGGTTGACTATATTATGTGGAAACGAGGGGGTGAAGAAATCGACGAACCGAAAAAATGGGCAGAGGGTCACCGAGAGATTGATGACAATGGACTAATCATTCACATCTTGGATACATGGGAAGAATTAGAACCATGTAGACACAAGTCACTAATTCGCACATTACTTAATATATTAGATGAATGATATATTATAGATACTTTTTAGATTATTGGTTTAGGATATTTATAAATACTTTTTAGATTATTGTTTTCATGACACATTCTATTTATAAATACTTTTTAGATTATTGTTTTAGGATATTTATAAATACTTTTTAGATTATTGTTTTAGGATATTTATAAATACTTTTTAGATTATTGTTTTCATGACACATTCTATTTTATAAATGATATTGTAAAGTGTATCACTATCAGAGACTTCTTTAGGGTTCACAATCTCCAATTCAATCTCATAAGATGCTTCCGATTCGTCATCCATGTCGTCGGGATCACCTGTAACCATAGTCATATCAATGACCATATTCTTCCGCAGAAAGGATATCCGCTTCTTGTGTCTCACGTGATCCATAACAGCATCCTCAGATGTCTGTGGTGCTGGTTTCTCCGTGGATACGGCGAAGCGGACATCCAGTGGTTTGTTCATTAGTTTGTAATCCAAAACTTTCACCCTTTCTTTCTGAATATTTTCGACTTCTTCTGTTTTTTCGTTTATAATCATTCGAACGCTACCCTTATAATATACGGTGGACACAGACTCTGTGACAGATTCCCAATGCTGATACTTTTTCAAAGCCTTTAGAACTTTGGAAAAGTTGTCCTCGCCAACATTTGTTTCGAAAATCTTGCCATTTATCTTACCCAATCTCATTTCAATCTCAACATGTTTCTTGTGTTGGTTAGATTCGAAGATAGGTTTGCACTTATCGAAGAATTCTTTCATAGTTAAGAATATAACCGTCTTATTCCTTAAATATGAAAGGGCTCTGTAATCTTGGTAACACCTGTTACTTCAACTGTTCCCTGCAATGTCTATTACAAGTCCCCCAGCTATCAAACTATATGATATTGAATAACTATACAGGTGAGAATGAATTTGTAAAAGAGTACCAGAGCACTGTGCGTAACGTGTGGTTGAAAGGCTCTGGCTCCGTGAACCCGGGCAAACTTGTTGAACTGTTCAGGTTACGTTACCCGCAGTTTAGAACGAATAACCAACACGACAGTCAAGAGGCTTTCCTATGCTTATTAGATATACTCGACAATTCTTTAAGACCTTTTGACGGAAAACCAGACCAATCGCTTATACAGGCGATCTTTTTCGGTAAGATGATACAAGAGACTGTGTGCAAGTCTGGAAAATCTCTAAGACTTGAATACACGCCAATGACTATACTATTTTCAAAGAACGGGGAAACAATTGAGCAATCCATCCAGTCGCACCAGAATTGGACACCTGTAGAGAATTTTAAAGACGACCAAGGAATCACCCATCATATAGCAGCCACCCGAAATCTTTTTTGGGAACTTCCGAAAGTGTTAGGATTTACAACAAGAATGTACGGCGAAAAAGTGAGTATAAAGGTTTCCGAGTTTCTCGAAATGAAACCTTTTATATCTAAAGGTGCCCCTGTACATAAAGATACAAAATACGAATTATTCGCGGCGTGTAAACATCACGGGTCTGCACACGGTGGTCACTATGTAGCATACACAAAACACAAAGGTAAATGGTATATCAAGAACGATGTGTTATGTATGGAAACTACTTTACCAGAAGAAGATTATTTTTATTTTTTGCTATTCAAACGGGTAAACTCCTCCCACTGAATATCCTCCTTGATATTAACCAAAGTTCTGTAATACGTCCGTCGACTATTGGGGTATGTTTTATCCTTCCTAATACCCACCGGCTTCCACCACATTGGAAACTCGTTAAACATATATTTACACTCGACAATAGCATCCTCTTCCAACCACCCGACAAAAGAGTCGTCAAACTTATCGGGGGTAATCTCAGATTCAAAATACAAAAACCCACGGTCCTGGATGTAAAGACCGGCAAATCCGTTTTGTTTCCATTTGATCTGAAAGTCGATCGTGTTTTCGTCTCTAG